CCGGTGCGTTCCCTCACGAAGCCTTTTCCGAGGCTAGTACGGACGAAATCACCTGGTTTCGGAGGCCTCATGCGATCACCCTAACCTTTGACCCCTCATCGGTGCGGTAAACCTCAATCCTTTGCTCAAACGCATCTTGAACGTCTTCTTGATGACTAATAACCAGAATCAAATCAAAGTCATCCCTGAGCGTATTAATGATTTGCAGGAATTCGCTACGGTTCTGCGTGTCCAGTGCCGCACTTGTTTCATCCAGCACCAGTGTTCGTATCGTTGCCCCTGCCCGACGGGTTAAAAGCTTACTTAAGGAAATCCGAATTGCTAGGTCAATCATCATTTTTTCAGCACCAGAATAGGTCTCGTAAGGTCTAATTCCCAATCCGCCGTCAGATATCTTAATATCGAGTGTTTCTGTAACTTTTGCCGTCTTACTCGGTTTTTGAGTTACGAGTCCTAAGGAAAACCTACCGGACGACATCCGAGCAAGAAGATTATTAGCCTCGCGTTCAATTTCTGGAATGGAGTTTTCGATAATCACAGCTTGGATTCCATTCTTTCCACAGGCTTTTACGATATCATTCCAGTCTGTCAGATCAGCGGCCAAGGTATCTCGTCGAATACGTGACTCATCCAACTTAACTACCAGCTCTGAAATCTCCGTGAGCGACTTTTTAACGGCACCATGAGCAGCTTGAAGATTACCTAATTGGTCTCTGAGTGTACGAATTTCGTACTCCAATACCGCGATGTTCTTGGATACTTCGGAGGCTTCCTTCGCGTCATCTTCGAGTGAAATCTTGTCTAATTCGAATCCGGTTATGGCATCAAGCTTCCCTTTGATTGATACATTTGTCTGGCTTATTTGTTCTGTGAGATCATCTTGCTTTTCTTTAACCGTTGCGTGGATTTGGTCAATTTGTTCTTGTGCTAGTCTCTTGGACTCCTCGGCGTTATCTAGGGACGGGACTAGCCGCTCATAGCGCTCAAGTTCGGCCAACTTGGTCTTAAGTTCCTGATGAGCCTCTTGGTCATAATCGAGAATCTCAACCTGAATATCTATCTCCATCAATTTGTCAATTTCAAGTTCTTTTTTAACCTTTAGGTCTTCAGCGTAATTTCCGTTTTCAAGCTTAGTTGTTTCAACCTTAAGTTGTTCGTTCAGTACAGGTATCCTATCTCTAGCCTCTACCGCGCCTCTAATCAACTCACAGGTAGGGTCTTGACAGTTAAGTCCTTCAAGTGGCTTTGCTTGCTGCGTTGCGTTCTTGATTTGGAGCTTAAGATTCTGGATGCTGGTGTCGAGTTTGGTTTTCTCCTGATAAATCAAACCGTCAATCGTGGTCGAACTGTTTTGCACCCTACTCCGCTCAAGCTGTAATTCTGAGTAAGCGGTGGCTGTCTTATCAAGTTCGGTAATCTGCTCTCGGACTTCTCCGGCTTCCTTTGAAAATGCGATAATTTTATCCTTGTTGGCAGTCAGTTTTTCGGCATCGGATATTCTTTTTTCAAACGTGGGGATCTGATCTTTCGGTTTATTGGCCTCAGCGATCCGTTTCTCCAATAGTGGTATTTGATCTCTAAAAGTTTTAATTTCCTTCTGAACACTAGCTATTTGAGTATCTATATCCTTTACCCTAAGCTCACTCGCCTGTAACGTCGCTCTCTTTTTGATTAGTTGGTTTAGTTCTGATTCCTTCTCCTTAATTTGACCTTCTATGGTTAAAATTGAAGCTGTCGTTTCAAGCGATTGAGTCTCTAGCAAGGCTTTGCTTTCGGTTCTGGTTTCTAATTCTTGAACCTGGCTCTTTACGACTTTCAGATCCACTTCAATCGTTTTGGCTTTTTCCTTCGCTTGTGCTTCATAATCTGAATAAGCATCCAAGCCAAGAATATTAGCTAGGGTTTCTTTCCGCTCTGCCGGTTTCTGTTTGGAGAACTTATCAGCCTCTCCTTGAACCACAAAGGCTGAAGCGATGAATCCTTCGTAATCCATCCTAAGTAATTTTCGAATCCGTTCTTCAGTTTCTGGTGCTGTGGCACCCGATTTACTTTCCCATTCACCGTCGATAAGTTGCTGGAATTCTAGGCTAGACTTACCCCGTCCATTCGTTGTCCTGTTACGTATAACCCGATAGGTATTACCACCAAGCTCAAAACTTAATGTTGCCGACATATCGGTTTTTCCAAGGGTAACATAGTCATCAATTTTATCCGCCGATCCACGACCAAAGAGAGGAAAGGTTATTGCATCGATTAGAGTAGACTTACCGAATCCATTCCGTCCGTTGATGAGAGCAACTTTCAAAGCGGTGAGCTCTATCGATTCTCTCAAATACGACCTGAAGTTACTTAGATCCATCGTTAATGGTCTCATGCCACTACCTCCAATTCCGCAACCTTAACCATGAGTCGTTCCTTACGTGCCACAAGATCTGGTTGTTGTTCAAAATATCTCGCTATAGCTTCAGGGACAGACATATGTTCTGTCATTTCGGAGTCTCTGGCCCTAGTCTCTCTTTCGACTTCGATTTGCACTCCTGCGACAAAATGAGCCCCTGCAGCGTAAAGTTGTTTTGTTACCTGTGCTGCACTTATGGTTTTAGCCGTCTCGATGTCTGTTTTTATCGTGGTCTTGACTACAACTCCCGTCACATCTGGAATATCACCTGGCTTTAAGTCGATTTGCATGAAAGGTCGAGTGTTCAAGTTCACAAACTCCCATTTACGCGGTTTCAGGTCGGCTATAACTACGCCCTTGGGTTCCATTTCACCAAAGTCTACACGCTCGATAGATCCGGAATACACGACCGGTGGTTGACCTGGTAAAGTAGGGAGTTCTTGGTGCCTGTGTACGTGCGCTAGGGCCACGTAATCGAACTGAGGAAGTGCTATGTCGTGAAGTGCAAAGATAGGTTCCTGAGCCATCATCATTGAACGCTCACTGCCATTTATAGACCCGGATACTGTGCCGTGAAGGGTTAAGACCGCCGGAAGCTTAGGGTCGAGTTGTTCGGCTAGGTAACGGATGATCTGCCCAGCTTTATCAGCCATGATTGTGTTGAGCTCATCGATTGGAACGTCCTTATATTCATCCTGTTGCAGGAAGGTAGATTTAGAGAAAGTTGGCATAGTTAATACTTGGAGAGTACCGGACTTATTTGGAATATTGAGAATCTCAGGATGACTACTGACATAGACATTTGGAATTTGGATATCTTCAAATAATTCGACAGGACCAACTTCGCCATTTCCGTTTATGTCGTGATTCCCATCCATTAAAACCACGGGGGCATATTGAGCCATTTTCCGCAACCATTTGATAAAATAGGAGAGTAGTTGTGGTGCTGGTTTGCGATCTTTAAACGCATCTCCAGCGAAAATAACGGCATCAACCTTCTGTGCTAGAAGTGCAATCCTATTCATCGTGTCGAGCCAATCTCTCAACCGGGAGTTCATACCGCTTTCATCATCTTTTCCGTACTGAAGGCCAGAACCTAGGTGTATGTCACCTAAATGTAAGACACGCATCATTTAACCTCCCTTTTCGACACTATTTTTTGACACCCTAAGCAAAGTGTTTTTTTGTACTTTTTCTTAGAGAAATTAGCAATTGCTTCAGCTGTAAACTTCTCCGTAGACTCAATCACCCTGCCGCAATCATCACCTTCGCAATTTATTATTGGTGTTTGCTCTGGTTCCTCCGTTGGTTCTGTTGGAGTAATGATTTCATCAAGTTCAGACTCCGTAGGGGTGTCAACCTTCACTTCTTGGAGGATTTCTTCTTGAATATCGTGAGTCATAATCGGGGTAATGTTTTTTGGTTCCTGTTTACCTCCGAAAAGTTGCTTGATAGCAGATTCAACTTGGGAGTTTGTCGCTGGCGAACGATATCCGACTACTGGGATATGGACCTCTTCGTTGAGTACCGCCTTGGTTGACCAGTCATCCTTAGTGACTGTATGCATTTCCCATGGTAACTCGACCTTGAATACACCTGTTGCCCTCTTGATGATCCTGTTTTTGGCTACTGTGATTGCTTTTTTTATCCCCATCTCCCTGAGATGGAGAATCTTTTGATAGATATCCATTTCAATTTTAGGATCTAGTATAAGCGTGAATACCGGCATACCGTCTTGATAGATGATCTCCGTCTTGCATTCCTGATAATTCTCCCATTTCTTTTTCTTGTTTTCCCAGACATAATGACCTTTAGTATCTTTAGCCTTTAGTCTCATTGCCAAATGCAGTAGAGGGAAGTTTAACGTTACGACATCAGTTTCTTGCACTCGTTCGCCCGAGGCGTTGTAGTAGACTCCCTCAACCATTGCGCTAGCTACATCGCGAGTGTTCTCAAGAACCCGAATGTCCGTGAAGGATACATTTGCAACTTGATTCATCTTGGCATAGCCAGGGGCCATGATCCCGTACTCTGCAGGTTTATCAACTGTTGGAAGGGATATCTGGTATAGGTCCTTAGTAACGTTGATCATAGCCTCAACCCGTTCTAGCTGGCCGAAAGAATCCCCGTTACGTTTGATATCTGGCAGTTGAAATGCCATCAGTTGTTTGGACATTTACGCCACTCCCTTCACAAGCTCCACGAGTGCTAGGTTAATCCGTAACTCAGTCTGCAGGTTACTGAGAGTCAATTTTGAATGCTCCAAGAAATCTTCTGCCTCCGCTACATTCTGCCGCTCAACCACCGTACATCCATACATCTGAGCCGCTCTGATCTCAGCATTCTTGCCGTCAATAACTCCGTCTGCAATAAGTCTTCCTTCCTGGATACGAAGTTCATCCTTAGCGGCTACGAGATCACGTGCGGCCATATATACTTGCTCGTTAGCGGCCGGTATAGATACCTTCAAGTCCTTTAAGTCGGCTATTAAATTTTTATGCATTTGCCACGACTCCTTCATTTGCTAAAATTTCTTCCGCCCAAACGCGGTCTACTAACGGTTCAACTTTCGAATTATCTATGGTACACTGAAGATGTGTATTTTCCTCGGTGGTCCCCTCTGGCAAGGGGGCCTTTTCTGTGTTTTTGGCCAGATGCAAACTCCCTATATTCCGACCTTCGAATAACACGGTAAAAGCTTTTTCACTGGTTGCGAATTTCTGGAACTCGGAATTTGGAAATATAGTTTTTACGCACTCTTCAGCTTCCCTAAGCGCTGCATCTTTTTGCATTTGAATAGTTACAGTTTCTTCTCCGTTTGAGTTACACACATTTGTGTACCAAATAACTGACGGGAATACCTCGCTAAGAACTAAAACATCTAGGATTTGTCTCTTTGTAAGTTTTTCCACACTACATACCTCCCCAATTCACTACATCAAAACGATGGAACGTTGGACCTGCATGTTCTTGACCTACTGCCCGACCATTCATATAGCTTACGACTACCCCAGCATCGGACACGTCAGCAAGGGTCCTGTGGTCATTCTCGGTGTCCCGCATCGTCTGACCCGACATGAGCAGTTCCCAGCGCAGGTGATGGCGTTCGAGTTGGCGGGCGATCCGTTGTGCTTCGCGGGAGATGAGGTAGGCCTGCACACGACAGTTGATGCGCGGAAATTTAAGTAGCTGCCGACGAATGGTTACTGCGAGTTTGGATTTACGGAGCTTGTTGAGCATCAGGGGTTTCCTCCTCGTTCAGATAACCTTTACCTCTGCAACATTCGTAGATTTTCCGAGGAGTACATTTTCCTAAATCGATGAACCATCCCTCAAGAGTCTCGGCTAGCTGCATCCCTGAGCCCTTCACGAAAACCTCTTCTATTGGTTTTGGGCAAGCGTCCTCTTCGCACTCATCGCATTCCTCGCACGGATTAAATAAGGGCATCTTATCCCAAGAAATAGATTCAATAGTCGGTATCACTTTTTGCTCCGTAAATATTTGGTGAGATTTGCACTCAAGCAGAATAATTGGCTTAGCTCCATCGCATTGCCCAAATGCAGGTCCCCAATACAAATGACTTGGACATCCCTTGAACTCTTCGATTACCCTTGGGATTTCAGGTAGCTTATTCAACGTACTCACTCCTCACTTAACCAACTTGCTCACAAACGATTTAATCTGACCTTCAGATTGCTTAGGAGTTAACACCTTAATTGATGTACTACCGCCTCGAATTTTTTGAGCTTCTTGATATTTCAGGCGGCGGGCTTCCTCATGATTTTGAACCCATCAAACATCTCATTCTCCTTTCAAAGTTAAAGAAACCATCCTTCCGCACTTGGGGCATTTCGTTTGAAAAACAAGAGATCCGCATAAACTAAACTCCGCAAGCTTACGATTGCATTGAGGGCATCTTATTTGATTCATCAGCCTGCACTTCCTTTGCAACCCAACTCAACAAGCGTCGTAGAGCAGCCGCTTCTCTTGCTGGGTCTGGATTAAATGTGCGAATAACCGTTACGTTATCTTCGAACTTGCGACTTTTACGAGTTGGCTCAGTAATAATCGTGACAGGCTCAGCCATGGAATCACCTCCTCTTTTTGTGCAAACTGCAATTCTCTCCGTCCCAAATTTGGCAATCATCTCTCATGCAGTCGCGGTATTCGACTTGAATGATATTCCCAGTGCTTTTACGGAGTGGTTCGAGAAAAGGGCACTTACGAATTGGATGATCTCCTTTGATTGTCATTTATGCCGCCTCCTTGATGTCGTTTTCCAGTAGATTCCTAATGACTTTTAGAAGAATTATAGCTATATTCAAGTTATGCTTACGAACTCGTAACGGTTAGCTTAAAAAAAATAGATCCTCAAACCTTTTTTCCGGGAAAGCCTTTAGTGCTCCAGCTACAAAGTCCTGCCCAGGATCATTGTGCCGTGGGTCTTCATCAGGTAATCTAACGCGCCATAATTGAGTTGTTGAAATGTTCATCTTTTTAGCAAGCTCATTATCCTTTACTTCATTAGTCAATTCCTTAAAGGTATCAACTTTTAGTTTTATCATCGGTAGTTTCTCTCCTCCTTTCACATCAAGCCTTACGTCCTCGTAAGATAATAATACCACATTCGTTACGAACACGCAAGTGTTTTAGAAATAATTTACGCGTGCGTAAGTATTACGTTTTCGCAATGTTTTAGTTATAATATAAGCATCTACCACAATAAGGTAATATTTTTATGAGGTGTAAAAAAGATGAACAATGCAATTGGTGACATCATTAAAAACCTAAGATTGAGGGCGGGATTTGATTCTTTGGGTGAATTATTCCGAGTTTCTGATGTAACAGTTGCAACTCTTTCGAGAATTGAATCTGGGATTCAGTCTCCGTCTCCTAAAACTCTAGAAAAACTAGCACCCTTTTTAAATATAAGCCACGAGGATTTAATGATATCCGCCGGATATCTTAATGGTGATGATGAAGACCTCACCCCTACACCTAAAGAGGAACACTTAACCTTCTACCGAAAAGTCGGGCAATTAAGTCCAGAGAGTGTGGCAATCTTAGATCAGCAAGCCGACCATCTTCTCGAACTAGAAAGTAAAATAGTAGCGCGTAAAAACGCCGAGCGCAAAGCTGAACGTGCCAAGAAAAACAAATAACTAAATAAACGACAAACAACTACCCAAAATACGGGTAGTTGTTCTGCTTTATTGATGACCTACATATTTCGACATAAGAGGTGATGGAAAAGTGTGGAATAATGAGGAATTAGTCGCACAATCATTTTTTGAGTCATATCTCAAGCACGAGGATTTCCCACTAGATCTTAATCGCATAGCCTTGGCGGTAGAACAAAAGCTTGGTATCGAAGTATTTACGTATATTTGTGACTTGCCAAATGAAGTTACTGCACAATTGCGAAAAGGAGACCATGCAGCACTTATCTACGTTAACAAAAATCATTCACTAGCCCGCCAACGATTCGGAGTGGCGCATGAATTTGGTCATATCCTCATGGGGCATCGTCATGGCATACCAGCACCAGGTATCGGTGAATCTGACGCAGAGTATGAATCTGCCAACAATTTTTCAGCGGCTCTGCTAATGCCTGCGTGGCATGTGCTATGTTTAGCAAAAAAATACCCAGACAGCTTTATCTTTCTTGTGCATAAAGTCTCAGGTTATTTTGGAGTAAGCCTAGAGGCAGCAGCCCGGAGATTGGCAGCAACCGAAGTGTTACCTGGACTTTTAACGCTAGTCGATCCTTTAATCGGCAGACTAGATTGGGAATATCATTCTCCAAGTATTCATTTGGATCGCGGGGCCTTTCGAGACTTCCTTGTTAGGTACTTCCAAAACCCTAAAAAACGCGAAGAAGATTTGGAAATTATGGGTTATCCATTCCGGATCGAGGCTAAGCGCATGTGGGGCAAATACTTATTGACGTGTATGCCATTCACAATGGTGGCGGCTGGTTATGGGAGATAAATATAGGTATAAATTAAACCTATAGCAATAATAGGTATCTTACTGTTTTTTAATTATTCTGTTTAATCTATGCTACTAAATGATAGCATTTTGGTATATAATACAGACAGAGGAGAGAATCAAATTGGGGATGGCAAGCATTGAAGATGTTAAGCAATTTTTAGAAAATGCAAAATCTCTTATTAAGCAAGGCAAGTTTGCTCTTATTCCGAGAAAAAAGAATCTTGATGGGCTTGCTTTATTAGGTCTTACACTAAGACTCGCTAAACTAGAATTACTCGAATTGAGTTATCGTCAGTATGATCGTGGTCCAATTCCTGATAGGGATCGACAAGGTGAAATGTTTTGGGAATTTATAAAGGATATTGATTCTCAGCAAGCTTATATAAAGATAAAAATTGACCAACGAGGTTGCGCTTGCATTAGCTTTCATCCGTCAAACGGGCCAATAAGTTTGCCTTTTAAAGACAGATAAGCAAATGGAGGGTTATCTATGATAAAATTTTGTTACAATTGTGATAGTGAGCAAGAGGTAAATATAATTCACAAAAAAGAAACTTTCCCAGTAAGGGGTGAACCGATTGAGGTCTATTCTGATGTGCTAGTTTGCTCTGTTTGCCAAGAAGAACTATTTGATCCAGAGCTTGATGAAGCCAACCTAGAAAGAGCCTTTAATGAATACCGGGGAAAACATCACCTAATGACTTCTTCTGAAATATGTGAATTGAGAACTCGTTTCGGTTCTGGACGTTTGGTTGCTACCTTGCTCGGATGGAGCCAGGCGACATTAGTTAGGTATGAAAATGGCGCTATACCCAATAAAGCTCATCACGATCAATTAATACAGCTCGGGGATGATTCGACTTATGTCAAAAGACTATTCGAGCAAAATGGGCACAAGCTCTCTCAGAGGGAACAAATAAGATTAACGGCATTAATAGAACAAAGCATATCAAACCAAGAGGCCCAATGGTTCGATCCAGCGGAGACGCTAAATAAAATGTTTCAACCTTTCTTTAAAAATGGCCTGACGGATATTGAATTTGACTTTGAAAAATTTGCAAATGTAGTTTTATTTTTCGCTTGCTTTGATTGTTGGTTGGTAAAAACAAAACTGCAAAAACAATTATTTTACGCTGATTTTTTATATACTAAACGGCATGGTAAGCAAATAATTGGCTTACCATATGTACATCATCACTACGGTCCGGTTCCTTTTAACCACGAACTTGTTTATGGTTGCCTATTGACTTCGAATATTATCGATACAAAGCTACTTGATGGTTCTTATAGAAGAGAAATCATAATACCATCCAGGCAACCAGACTTGTCTTTTTTCTCTCACGAAGAGATAGATGTATTAACAACAGTTTCTGGGTATTTTAAAACCTATAATGCAAGACAAATATCTGATTTCTCCCACAAGGAAGAAGGGTATTTATCAACAGATCATAAACAAATCATTTCTTATTCATACTCTGAAAATCTACAATTAGATTGACCAACCTTTACTATGTAGATACAACATGCTAAACTTATCCCAAGAGCGCCAGAGCACCAGTATCTTTTCGCGAAAGATCAGAGAGCCAGAGCGCCATACTTATTAGAGGGCCTTCGAGCCCCATATTTCTCTTATACGGGAGAAGTGTGGGGTTTTTCGTTTGCCTATAGGAGGAAAATAGAGATGTTCAATTTCAAAAATCAAGGATCTGAATTGAAAGCAGTATTATACGGACGCGTATCTTCAGAGGACCAAGCTGAACGAGGTACAATACAGAACCAAATTGAGTTTAGCACGAAGTATTGCGATCTCCATAAAATAAATATCGACGAGCAGTATTTAGATGATGGCGTAACCGGAACTCTCCCCCTCGAAGAACGTGGAGATGGCCTTAGACTCATCGAAGACGCGAAAGCGGGTAAGTTTAGCCTGGTGCTTATCTATCGCCTTGATCGCCTCGGTAGAACGGCTAGGGTTATTCTAAATGCGATTCATGAGCTTGAGGGACACGGAGTCCAGGTCAGAAGTATGACAGAGCCTTTCGACACCGGTGATCCGAGCGGAAGGTTCCTTGTCACTATCCTAGCCGGGGTAGCTGACCTAGACCGTTCTTCGACCCTTGATCGCTTATGGAACGGTGCAAACCGCGCTGCCCGTGAAGGTAAATGGCTAGGTGGCATTGTTCCGTTCGGGTACCTAAAAGAAGATGCATATCTTATTCCCTCAATCGAACCCATGAGGGGTTTTTATATGTCTGAGGTGGAAGTCGTTAGCATGGTATATCGACTCACCGTTGAAGAACATATGAGCACTAAGAAAATCGCAGATTATCTCAACTCCTTGGGTGTACCTCCGTCTTACACTAAAGATGGTCGCCAGATAGATAAGGGTAAGCGCAAAGAGAATACCGCTGGCATTTGGCGCCCTGGACGAGTTCGCGGGATGATCGTTAACACAACCTACAAAGGAATACACGAATACGGTAGAAGGTCCAAGAAGCAACGTGAAATAATTTCTCGTGAGTTCCCTTCGATCGTCGACGTCGACGTTTGGGAACGGGCCCAAGAAGTTCTTCATGAAAATCAGATTGGGGCAATGAGGAATGCCAAGCGTAAATACCTGCTTCGTAGTCTAGTTAAATGTGGATCTTGCGGACTGAGCTATTGCGGCACATCATATACCGGACCAAGTGGTCTCCCAAAAGGTTATTATGTCTGTAATGGAAAACTTGCATACCACGGACCAGATATGGGTAAGTGTAACTCTAAAAATATTCCGCAAGCTTGGGTAGAGGAACTTGTTTGGTCCGATATCATTCGTTTTGTAAACGATCCAGACGAAGTTTTGCAAACATTAAAACAGGATGTCGTGAAAAGTAAATCTAATCTTGATCAATTTTCCGATGAGAAAGAAATTATAGGCAAGGCTCTGAAACAGAAAGAGACCGAGAAACATTCTATTCTCGATCTCTTTAGGAAAAACCTTATTAATTCTGTCGACGTAGAGCAGCAATTAAAAAAGATCGCTGACGAAGCGATGCAGTTGGCAAATCGTTTTACGGAATTGAGCCAGAATATACAAACAGAAGAGGTTATGGAAGATAAGTTCATGGGTATCACGGAGTTGCTTAATCAGTTACGTTTGAGAATCCACGATGATATACCGTGGGAAGAAAAGCGGGACATCGTCAAGATGCTCGTCCGAAGGGTCGTCGTAAATACGAAAAACGATGGGACAAGCCCATCCGCAACGGTTTCAATTGAGTATACTTTCTCCCAAGTTGTGATCCACACGGACAAGCGTGCGGTTTATAACTTAGGAATGGTTTATATTAAAAAGGAGGCTCTTCCAGCGTGGAGATTATCTAAATCTAGTATTTCCGAGACATCCCCTATTATATAGAAGGAACTATATTGATTACTCTTTATTTCGGAACCTTAGAAGGATTTTATTCCACAATGTGGAATATTAAAACTCGGTGATGCATATGGGTGCGAAGAATCGACTCCGGGAGATTAGGCATGAGATGATGATAGATCACTCGAAAGAAATGGCATTAATCCTTGGAATCAGCGAGCAGGCCTACAGCCGCTTGGAAAACCAACGGAATCAACCAACCCTTGAGAAAGCCCTTATTTACGCGCAAAAACTTAAACGAACAGTGGACGAAATATTTTACCTTACTCCGGAGGAATAACCTTCGGGGTTTTTCTTTACCCATTAATTACCTATGCAATAATTTTGTATGGATAAGCAAGTATCTTATATGTTGTGCATACTTTCTATCATCGCACCACAAACACAACAAGGAGGTGACACATTTGGAGATCAAAGCAAAACTCAGAAGGAGCGACCACGACATCAAAGAGGCTGTTACTCGCCTGCACCTTGAAGAGTGGGAGAGAATGTCCGATCTAGTCCGGGATGGATTCAGGAAGGAGCTAGTGGCCCGGGGGGTTATGGAGACGGTGGATGATGTGGAGACGGCGATTGAGAGGAGCGAATGCGAGTGACTAAAGTATTAGCACTTCTGAAGAAATACAACGTCACGGAATACGAATTAGTCACATGGGTAGCTAGTGCGCTAGAACATCGTATTGGAGATGAAAATTGCACAGAGAGAATGGAGCAACTCGCAAAGGACCTTAATGTTTTATCTTGGCATGTTTAGAGAGGAGTTTATTCTGATGGATATGACTTTAATTAACTCAGACATCGCTTTATTCAAAACTAGCTTTCCGTCTGTTTATTTTGACTGGAACGAAATCACATTCGTCACCCACGATGAGTGTCTGCCCGAATACCTAAGTAGACACAAAGGTTATGACCCTAAAGACAGGTTTCCTATTTTCTATAGCCCTACCACTAATACCGTAGTCCATGACGATCGCCTGATGATTTTCGATTATGTTCGTTATCATGAAATGGGCCACGTGGTGCATGATAAATTACTAGATAATAAGCGACACATTTTCTCAAATGGTTGGCAGAAATCATTAACTCAGCATTGGGATATTCCGAATTACAGCCGTTCGGATCACTTGGAAAGGTTCGCGGATGTATTTACTGAAACTATGTTGCGATTGAAGCACGATTGCATTATGGATGAGTTCAACGATGAACTGATAGACGTAATTACTCGCACTAATACGAAGAACAAACTTTATTCTAGGCCAATAGTTAATGTTAACGGCAAGTTGCTTGTAGTGGAGGTGGCAAGATAATGGATATTACCAAAATCCAAAAGATAGTTCGCAAGTCAATCAAAGACTACGGTATCACAGCAAAGTATGATGAGGAAATCTTAATATCATTCCTAAGCGTTGATATTTTCAGGGAGATCAATACGGATGAATCCCCATCGCCCTCCCCAGCTCCCAAGAATCCCTCTCGCCGAAATACAGGGCAGAGCGCACTTGGTCAAATTAGCATTGGCGAAGGAGTGAATGCGAGTGACTAATAAATCCTCAGTGCGACCAGACATCATTAACCTATTCTCTTCTGCCATTGTGCAGATCGGACGATTCGCTCTCCGCAACATACCACGACACAGGGATTCTCACCCAGGACGCATCATGCTCAGTTGGAAACGTAACGACGTATGTACTGAAACCAAAGAACGAGGCAAGGATTATGTAACAAAGGAATACCCGCGCCTCATCGAAAAAACTTGGAAGGGGCATAATCGAGTCTTTAAGTACAGGATTCCAACCGGCCTGAACCATTCCAAACTCATCAAGTCGATTGACGACATTGAATTTGATATTAAATCAGAGGTCCTTTTTAAACTCCTTGAAAACGACCCAAAGGCTCATTTCTCCCTAACTATCTTATCTGGTCACTTGCTGGACTTCATAGCCTACACGAACGAGGCTGAGCACTTAAAACTTGATGGTCTATGGATTCCAATCGGCTGGTCAAGGCGCGGCTTAGAAACGCTAGATTTATCTTCAAGTAATTCTCCACACTTAATGATCGGAGGAACAACCGGCGGAGGGAAATCCACGTTAGCCAGACTTATATTCGCCTGCCTCCATATGCGCTATACTCGGGACGATGTTAGGTTGTGGTTGTGCGACCTGAAGCACGGTAACGACATTGCGGTCCTTGGGGAAGACCCGCTCTTGGTGGATAGAGTCGTAACTCAACCTGAAGAGATCGCCGGGATAATGGATGATTTATCCGTAGTAATCGGTGAGAGGTATGAATTATTTAAACGGCACAAATGCACCGATCTAAAAAGTTTCAATAAGCGCCATCCTCAAAAACGATTACCTAGAATCATTTGCTTTGTGGATGAGTTAACTAAATTAGAAGGAAAGGAGTTCGATAAGGCCAGAGAAAAGATGACTAAGATGACAGGTGAGGCTAGAGGTGCAGGTGTTCACGTTATCTTGAGTTGCCATAGACCGACGATAGATATTGTATCAGGAACGTTAAAAAACAATATTCCGGCTGTCGTTGCGTTCCGGTGTAATCCGGTGTCGGCCCAAGTGCTTCTTGGAAAAGGAAATTGGGAAGGCACCATGGCTATCGATAAGGACGTTGAGGGTAGAGCATTGTTTTCCTTTAAAGATCAAGTACTGGTACAGGTGCCATATATAAACGATGATGAAATCGAAACCATCATGTCAGCCTATCAAAAGCCACAAAAGGCACAAGCTGAAACGTCGATTGAGGTTGTCAAGGCACCCAAAGAACCAATTATACATGAGGAGATAATAAAAAGTAGTAGGAAAAGGCAGTTATGCAACCAACCGAAGACCGAAACCCACACACAGAGCGCTAAATTACGCTTGGTACAACCACTGGGTACGAAGGGTAGCGCGAAGGAGTGAGCGAAGGGGTGAACGAAGGGTGAACAAGCTCAAAGGAACTAATTGTGTAGCCTATGGGCAAAGCAGAGATGATCACATAGTGAAGTTAATACATTCCGGGACAGCATTTACTAGGAAGCAGATCGAGCAGATCATAATCCCTAGGCGGAAGTCATCAAAGCGTATTGCCCAGCATTCTCTAACCAGGCTATGCGCTCAGGAACGGATCAAACAATGGAAACGCGCTCCGCAACTACCCTCTATATACTACGCCAGAAAACCAAAGCAACTGGACCATGTTTTGCTCATCAACGAAGTTTACTGTGCCCTTCTATCTCAAAAAAAGTCTTGGTATGTGATCGAATGGAAGTGGAATTATTCTATTCTTAACGGCATGGTGGTCGCCGATGCAATGGCGAATATTTATCTCGAACCGGACCGCAAAGGTCGCCGAGTTGTTTTTGTCGAGGTTGAGCGTAACCCAAGCAAACGATTCGATAAGCCGGAAAAATACCAAAAAGTTTATGATGCCAATTGGATTAAGGAAGAGTGGTCTGTTGTCAAAGGCAATACTGCAATCTTTCCTACTATTTTAATCGTAACCGACGACGAACTTGTCATTAAAAGTGATCTTAACTTTATTGTTGCAAGTATTGATGAAGTTGGGAAAGATATTTATTCTCTCTTAAGGAGGTAATTCCATGATCTATGATGTAATTGCCAACCGTTCAGAATTCCTAAAACTCTCTGATCCGGAAGTTCACGACACTCTCTCAAGCATGTTTCCTGACCGTAATCTATATTGTCACTCTCAGGATTGGAGGGACAGCGATAAGTACCATCTAAAGGCCAAGGGAGGTCGTGGAGACGTTATTGTCGGATGGGGTAATATCACTAAGGAGGTCGAGGAAAGTGAGTGTACTGGACCGCTACATTGCATCACACTCAAAAGTATACTGGGACACCAATCCAAAAGTGGAACGAGAAATCAGGGACCGTCAAGAAATCGCAAGTGATTATCACGCAGGTAACACTCTCCCCCACATCCTAGATGAGCATTCTTCTGAGCCTAAGCACCAGAAGATAAAAGGAGAAAAGGAATGGTCAGTAATGGTATTCACCAAGTCACCTGGTAGGCCTCTAAGGTGCGAGCGACCATGTGTTGATGATTCTATTCTGTGGCAAGATCCCTGCACTAAGGAAGCCATTGCTATCACGTATCGGCACTCAGTTTTTGAGCAACAAATGCAGAGGTATTGGGGGTTGAGCGATGATTGAATCAGGAGTAATGATGATTATCATGGGTTCATTCGGGTTAGGTTATAAGCTTTCATCTCGGATAAAACTGACGTTTAGCAAAAAAGCTAAGGGGTGATATTTGTGGGTAAAGGTATTAGGATAGTCGGCGGACTATTGAACGCAGTAACACTAAAGCCTGTTTTGAATCAGATGAAGAAAGAGCGTAAGCTTGAAGTTAAACTACAGAATTCGCGATTGAATCAGGCATCTTTAGATGTGCTGGCAGAGAGAGCGCAAGAAACAAGGCCAAGGATTTGGGATGTTCGTCAACCGTTTGACTCGATTATACATCAACACGAATTATGGTAAAATAACTCAAGCGAGGTGATAAAGTGAACGACACCCCCGACAACCTAGAACTTCTCTCTATTAAATGCCCGCACTGCTCAGAGACATCTCTAGTTAACCAGTGGGCCACCATAGCTATTAAAACATCCTCCTGCTCTGCAAGTTTTAGTTTTATGGGCAAGCCGAAGGATTCTGAGAGTTTAGTGTGCCCGAAGTGCAGGAAGAATTGCAGTTACGATGAGATCGTCGAAGCGATGAAGGCGCGAGATCATTGGTCCAGTTAAACACAAAAAGCCCTCCCACCAATTAAAGGTAGGAGGGCTTTCGTTATGGGCTCACTAAAATATTGTCATAAACTTACTTATATTATAAGTAGGTTTATGACAAAGGAACAACCTCTGGATCAAGGGCTGGGTCAACAAAGCCCACGGCTTCCTGCACTACAGCAGATAGCTTCTGTGTCAAATCGCTCACAGCCTGAGTCTTAGCCTGTTCTCCGACTTGGTCTATGGTTTTTTGGATAATCTCGGCGATGGGTTTCGGATCGGCGCCAGCTTCAACCGTAATTATAGGCGCAAGAGTAACAGAAGCAGTCTTGAGAACTTCCTCCTGTGACCCGGTATACATCTTCGGCATAGCCTCTTCTAGCTTCTTATTAATCATATCTGCTATATCTTCCACAGTGTACGGTGTGGTAGTGTTGGCGATTTCCTGAAAAGGTTGCAGTCCACCCTTAGCCTTTTTGTGAGCACTTTCCAATAGCGTTTTCCACTGAGCGTCTGTGAAATTAAGTCCAATTTTCGATGCGAGGTCCTTGGCCCTTGTGAGCGCAGAGTCATATTTAACCGAGTCGGGGATTTGTAATTTATTCGTGACCTGCCCAACATAAGTAACTGCTTCTGTCGCAATCCCCATGGCTGTGCTGATTTGTTTTGCCGAGAAATGCTGTTTGACATAGGCTACCATGGCTGCGAAGAAAATACTTACGAAGATCCCTAGTATACTCGCCACGCCATTAAGGATAGTCGTTTGGATATCCATGGTTAATTCCGCCTTTCATTTTGACAATCGCTTGCCAATTTACTTTTTGCACGTAAAATATTCCAAAAAATATTCCCTTTTTTCGGTTAAAAATATTCCGGAATGTATTTACTTGATTTAACTGGCCTATCCAACCACTTCACTTGAATAGATAGTCCCTTCAATTTTGGCATATTATTTGGCATATTTAGCTTAAGTTTTGACAGCCCCAACCCTCTATCCCTTGCGGCACTTGAGTTGTGGGGTATCAAGTATCTTTGCTTTTTTACCAGAAATCATCAAGTAGGGGCCAAATACTTCCCAACCGCCTCA